CGTGAATATTTTTTAAAATAAATGAAAATAAACGTGTACATCTGTAATAAAACACGGTACAATAATACTATAATCAATGGAGAGACATTATGAAACTAGTAAAAATACAGCGTGACATTCTTGCAAACGCAGTTTGGTCTGAAAATAAATTTCCTGGAAGTAAAAAGCCTATTCATGTGAATAACTTTGGTTCTTTGGAAAACTTTTCTAAAAACTATCAGCGTTACTGTGAAAAGATGGAACAGCTTATTGATGCTGGTTTAATTGCTAGAAATGATAATGACGGATATGCATACATTGTTAATGCAGCAGTTGTTAGAAAGGTATTAGCATGAATGATCGTACAGATAAAGAGCAAGTTGCATTGCTTCGTAAAGTACTAGCAGAAGCTGGACTTGACTATATGATCACTCGAATTGAAGGTACTATTGCTCACGTGAATGTGTGGGTTGGAAATAAAGATTAAGGAATATATTATGATTACTGCAAAAATTAAACTTATGAATGATGTTGAAGAAACATCTTCTTTCGAAAATAAAGAGTCTGCTATGAAGTGGATCGAATCAAAGAATGAAATCAAAATTCTTGACTCATGGTCTATCGATACTGGTTGGACTGACGCTGTGACAAATATATCACAGCCTGAAATAAAAATACTATCTGTGTAAAATACTTGTGTACTTACACAGTTACTTGTGTTATAATACTTATAATGAAACAAACGAAAGAGAATATTATATGATGACTCCTACTCAAAAAGCTGATCGCCTTGCACTTATCCGTACTATTGCTGAAAAGCGTAATGCACAAGCTGCATTCAAAAGTAATCTTCAAAGTAAAAACTCAGCTGTTCGTTCTGCTCCTGCTCGTAAATCTCGTGTAGAAGAAGTAGTACAAACTGCTGATGATTATATTCGTGCCATTGATAAGATGGATGAAAACTATAATCAGTGGACTGACGCATCTAAGTATGCTGATCAGTACTATGGTGACACAATGCGTGCCACTACTCGTTTTGATAATGATTGGGATTAATACTATGGAAAATAAATTTGAATTCTTTATAGGAATGTTCGTAGGAGCATTTGTAATTTTAGGTGTAATGGCTGTTTTAACAAGCTTTGTACCTAGTAAATTTGAACAGTGCGATACACGATACGTTGGTAAATCAGCTTTGATTGTAGAATGCATGTGGATTATGGAGAACTCTAAGTGAAAACTTATATAACAGCAATGTTTGCTTTAGGTATTGTAGTAGGTCCATTCATTACGATATGGTCTATTAATAGCCTATTCTTTACAAACATCGAATTTAATATTACCACATGGCTTGCAGTATTTTGGCTACAAGGAATGTTAGTAGCTGCGGTCAAGAGGTAGAATATGAGTATGCATATGATTCAGGGCGTTCAAGTCCATGGTAAATCTAAAAAGAAAAAATCGCCAGGTTGGCAGAAAGCAGAAGCTGAACATAATGCATGGCTTCGTAAACAAGGCATCGATCCTGATGCTAAACCTAAAAAACGTAAGGTAGTACCGTATGAAAAAACCCTCGCGCCTAACAGCCACGCAGAGAGCGATAGACAACGCATCTCGACGTCGGACACAATTCCAGGAAACGGTTCAGCAAAGGAACGAAACGAATACACAGGCGACTACATCGTCGGAATCGCAACAATGCACAAATCAAACCTCGTCCCAGTCGGAAGAGGCGATGATCCAAAAGAATACGCAAGAATGAGGAGAGGGTAATGCAACAACCATATCTTAATATCGATATTGATAATAGCTTAAACGCAGAAGGTATTACTTCTGACTTGTATATCAATAATACTGATGAATGTGTCATGAGTGTTAACACTGATTGGGAAACATTGGCAGATGATTTATTCGAAGTCAATTGTTTAACAACAGGTGAGCTAGTTCATGATAACGAATTTACTGATGGAATAGAAGAAATTCTTTCTACAGTAGAACATATGCGCGATGTAATAGATCGTTTAGAACAACGCGTATTTAATTCTAAAATCTTTTTACGAGATAAATGGGTTCTAGAAGGTGAGAAGCAAGATCAGGAATCTAAGAGTTCTTGTATTGTAAGCTACTCAGAATATACTAACTATCGTTACTTTAAAGGAGACTATAATGAATAGAGACGATATCTTAAAACAGCTTCGTGAAGGTGTTATTACTGTTACCTTTACAAAGTTAAATGGTGATGAACGTGAGATGGATTGTACTTTGAATATGGATATTATTCCAAATTCAGCACATCCTAAAACTGACGGAAATGTACGAGAAGGTGTTGATGCAACTATCAATGCAATCAAGTGTTACGATGTTAATGCAAAAGGATGGCGATCATTCTTATTTGACAAAGTAAAAAAAGTCGTATAAACTGAAAATAAACGTGTACATACCATTTTAAATGTGGTATAATAAGTACATAATTAATATTGGAGAGTATTATGGCAGTAGTAAGACGGACTAAACCAAAGTTCATTAAAAAGAAAACAGTGGCACCTCGCCGTCCTCGGACAGGCTTGGCTGCTGCGCCAGTTGATAAAGGCTTCATGCACTTTAAAGACTATTTCAATTTAGATCTTGATCGGAAAGAGTCTGTCAAATTGATTAAAGCATATGTGAAAGCTAATTGCTCTAAATCAGATGCTGCTGCCATTTTAGCGTGTCCTGAATATGTGTTTAATGTTCGGATACACATTGCTGCCTGTATGCATTGGTCAAATCTTGGATTAGAGTTTGAAAAACGCATCATCAATCGTAGTGTTCTACAGAGTGATGGCAGTTTAAAGATTGTTGAAGTAGAGTCCTTTTATGATGGACATGAGGCTATCCGTCGTTTTATCGAAGAAACGACCAAGACTGGTAAAGAAATTCTTCTTGCTAAGAATGAAGATACCGGTGCAAAGTCTAATGTAGTTGTCTTGACTCCACTACAACGATACCAAGCGAAGTTAAATGATACGATTTTAACAGACTTGGATGAGCTAGAAGATCTATGGATCGGTGGCGAAGAACCTGACTTCGATTTATATAATAGGTTCCGCTACCATGGATTGACTGGCAAAGCCGCTGAGCCCGCTCGTAAAATCCTTGAGGGATGGCTTCTTGACTTTAACGATGCTTATCACAAGCGCTGTGACCAGGCCGTGGAAGGCTATTCACATATCAAGCGTTCTGTTATGAGACGGCGTATTAAACACGTCGAATTGATGCTTGCTGATTGTGATAAACTGAAAGCTGCAAGTGCTGCCACACGTAAGGTTCGTAAACCTCGTGTGAAGTCGGCAGATAAGCAAGTCGTTAATATGAAGTACAAGAAGGAAGATAATGACTATAAGTTAGTCTCTATCAATCCAATCTCAATAGTTGGCTCATATAGACTATATGTCTTTAATGCCAAGACACGAGAAATTACCGAATACGTGTCAGGAAAAGTGGACGGGTTCTCAGTTAAAGGGACAACTCTTCAAGGGTTTGATCCTGATAACTCTCGGAAGATCAGGTTACGTAAACCTGAAGACTTCATTAAAATTGCTCAGTCAAAAACTCCTAGGCAGATTAATACTGAATGGAGTAAGTTGACTACAAAAGAATCAAAACCAAACGGTCGCATTAATACCGACTGTATTCTATTAAGGATACTAGACAAATGATAAAGTGTTTTACTGTTGCTATCTCTCTCCTCATTTCATCTCAAGCACAGGCTGAAGAAACACCAATTTCATTTGAGTCTGTAGATATGCACTGTTTGGTTTTGAACTCGTATTTTGAGTCACGCAATCAATCACCGAATGGTAGTATTGCTGTAACTCATACAGTTCTTAATCGTGTTGCTGACAAAAGGTATCCTAATAATACCTGCGACGTAGTTAAACAAAGTGTAAAAAATAAAGATGGATCTATTCGTAGAAACAAATGTCAATTCAGTTGGTATTGCGATGGTCTATCAGATAAACCTCGTGAACCAGATGCCTGGTTAGACGCATTGGCCCGAACAGTAATCGCTGTTGACTTATATAATAAAGGATTCGATATAACTCACGGTAGTACTCACTACCATTTTAAAAACATTAAACCATATTGGAGCACATCTCTTGATTACATTACAACCATCGACGATCATCACTTCTACAAATGGGGAAAATAGTACACCCATCATAACAAAGAAACGTTTTTCGACAATGGTTGAAGAGAAAGTAAAAGAACTAACAGTTCCTTATATTGATGCAGTACTTATTGTATGCGAAGAACGTGAGTTACCACCTGAAGATATTAAGCGCTTATTGAGTCCAATCATTATAAGTAAGATTGAAGCTGAAGCACTTGAAGTAAATGCAATAAAAGGCGGAGGAGCCAGACTTCCCATATGAGCTTGCACTATGATAAATTCGACTTAATAGAGATGCTTGAAAACAGAGTATATACTATTACTTACATGGATGAAAAAGACATGAAGGTAAAAAGGTGTTTAACTCTTAATCGAGATCTTATTGGCCAGCTAGATGCTATGCCACCTGGATTTCATAGTCTAATGGATGCAGCAGATCATTCAAATGAATCGTTTGCTGCTCTTGATGTATACTCCAAAGAATGGCATATAGTATACATCGATCGTGCAATTAATATGAGAGAACACCGGTATGAGAATGGAACCCTTTGAAGCTTACAGATATTATCAGTCTTTGAAACTGCATTTTGAGAATGAGTCTTATAATGCACCAAAGTATAATTATAAAACATCTGCTAAACCACAAACCTTTTGGAAACGTAAAGACAAATACTTCTTTGCAAAGGTTGGTAGAATGTTTGATACACCACCCGAGCTAATCAATTACTATGCTGCACATTTTGTTGCAGATAATAATTGGGTTGGCGATATGCTTAGTGATGAACAGGTATATCGTGATTGGCAAAAAAGAACAGAGTCCATGGGATATAACTTTCAACAAGATCTTGAGAAAGTAAACGTAGAAAGTTTTGACCAGCTGTTCGACCTTGGCAACCAATATCCAAAAGTTGTCGAAGCCTACTTATCTAATGATATAAATATAGAGTCAGTTGCTATTCTAAATAAGTTAACTAGCTTTATGAGTAGGGCGGACAAGACGGTTTCGGATCCTATATTGTGGCCAGATGTGTCACGTAAGATCCGGAAATATAGCTTATTGATGAACGTGAATACAGATAAAATGAAAAAAATTATCTTTAAAGTGTTTACATCATAGGCGATATGTGTTATAATAACCATATCAAATTACATAAACATACACTGCAATACAAGGAAAATATAAATGTCTTTTGCAAATCTAAAACGTAATCGTACTGATATCGCATCACTTACAGCAGCAGCTGAGGCTGTCGGTGGTTCACAAAAACAATCATATGTTGATGACCGATTCTGGAAACCAACTGTTGATAAAGCTGGTAATGGCTATGCTGTTATTCGCTTCTTGCCTGCACCCACAGGTGAAGATCTTCCATGGGTTCGTTACTGGGATCATGGTTTTAAAGGACCAACTGGTCAATGGTATATCGAAAACTCTTTGACTACTATTGGTAAAGACGATCCTGTTTCAGAAATGAACAGTGTTCTATGGAATTCTGGTCGTGATGAAGACAAAGAAATTGCACGTAATCGTAAACGTCGTTTGCATTATGTGTCAAACATTATGGTCGTATC